GCGATTGGATCTACTGATCCATAAACATCGCTATAAAGATCTCCGAAGAATTCATGGTACTGAACGAAGTCTTCTCCCTCAACATTCCAATGGAATTGGTGTGCTTTGTAATACATTACAGTCACATTCGCCAGCAAAATTTTAATTCTTGTTTTTAATTCATCCATTTTGAATATGCTCTTTAAATGTAATTAGTTTGACATCTTGTATCCACTTCGAGACCAACTTACCACTAGATTCTTTTAGCAATAAATGGTTTGACCCACGCTTAACAATTTCGTATTCCTGTCCGTTCGATTCAACGATCTCTCCAACATTGAAGATTGCGCCAGAGTGATACATCTCACGAATATCATCTTTGACTAGATTGATCTGTTCTTTGATCGGCTCTAATCCATAACCTGTTCTGATGTCATTCATCAGTCTTCGACTGTCAAGTTCTCTAATGGAAGATGGCAATCCTTTTTTAAATTCTTCGTACAATCCTTTTGAAGCATAAGAACGAATAACATCAGAGTCATCTGGGTCGCTTTCGCCAGTATTGATGACAGTGACATTATACTTCTTTAATGCTCTTGGCACTTCTGCGCCAGTCACTAAAATAATATTTGAATAGTTTTCCTTCAAACCCTTAACGATATCTACTAGGCTGTTATCAGTTTCGACAAAGTTGGTCTTAGGAAAAATCAGATTCAAATACTGAAGTTTCTTTTCTACTATTAATGGATTCTTTTTCGCATCGCTAACATTGGATGCATAGATTACGTGGTCTGCGCTACGTTGCTCAGCCAGTGCTTTGACAGCCTTTACAATAAGTTCATGTCCGACAGTCGGAGGGTTAAACTTACCACAGGCTAGAACTACTGTTTTAGATGGTAGTTCTCTTAATAATTGTTTGTAATCTTTCATTTAATCCATCTGTATAGTTTATAATCTTATTTATAATCCTCAATGTTTCATTGAGAATTTGATACCTGTATTATCAGAATCTTTGGCGTTTGCTCCGTAGGCAAACTTGAATTCAGCGTTCGAAAATAGTTTTTTGCTGAAAGACATTCCATCTCCAACGAAATTTAAGTATACCTGTTCGGTTTTCATCTCTCGGCTAATATTATTTAAGATATCCTGATAAATCTTGTTCTTATTCATGTAATCTACGAGAGCATAACCCATCGGTGCCAAGACCAAAGAGTAGTATTTCTTATAGGTTGGAGTGCTGAACACAACGGATAAAGAATCTGGACTTGCATTCTTTCCGAGAGACTCATACATTGGACCAAACTCTGTATTGAATATCTTAATTCTATTCGCTGGGGTTTTACTCGCACTTGCTATTTTCTGGATAGCTGCAGATACATCTGTAATACTAAATGCCCCCTTAGCACCGACGATGGCTTTAAGAGTATTGTATGCTGGTAGCTTTAATGTCTCAAATGCTTTAAGGATCTTGGTTGATGTATTGTCTCCATCAGCAGCGAGTGCTTGCAATACACCGATTGCTTTCTTTTCTTCTGCAGTAGGTGCTTTATAAACCTTACCGATATTCTGAACGATGGCACCAATAGAGGGAGCAGCACCTGCTTCGAATTTAGCAGATACGTCGACATGAATAGATTTGTTTCCGACTTTCTTGTCGAGATAAAAGTCAACAAGTGCTTCGTTACTGATTACAGAGAAACCAAACTTTGTCCAGCCCTTACCATGAGGTTGAGTTAGATACCAACGAAGTGAAAGTATCTCACCGAAGTCTTTACCGATGGCTTGTCGGTCTTGTGGTTTTACTGTTGCCATTGCTTTCTTGGCAGCAGCATTCATTGTGACAGTATCTCTTGTTGCTTTATTATCAGCGACGGATCTATAAAGTTCTGTTAGAACAGTTTTAATATCTGAAGCAACTTTTAGTTTTTCTATACCAGAATAGACAGCTTTATCAAACTTTGCCAGATCAGTATATCCACCATCAGTGGTTAGTCCAAGTTTATCTGGAGCGAGATCTTTTGTCTTCAGCGTTCCCTTCTCAGTGAAGGTATTAAGGATGAAACAAGTAGCACCCTTCTTACATTCTGCAATCGCAGTAGTTATGGTAAGTAGTTTTGCTTTATACTTACCAGAGATAGCCTTCTCGTCTGTAGAAGAAATGTCTGTAAGTGTTCCTTGGATTCCAGCCTTCTTCAAGAGATCTTCTAATGTTCCAGGGTGCGCTACTTCTACAGCCTTTATCTGAGTCTGGTATCTAGAAGTTTTAACAGAAGCACCAGATCCCTTTTTCTTAAGATGATCTGATATGTTCTTGGCTGTTACAGCCATGTCAGCGTACTTGTATGCCATATAATTGATGTTACAATAATCAATTATTTAGGTCAAGTGTCTTGCGTACTTTCTGTCCCACTTCTCGATCTGTTGGAAGATCTTCTGTGGAGAGATGTTGTTTCTAAAGTCGTAGTCAAACGTCTTTAAGAAATAGTGGAGGGTGGAAGAGTCACGTTGGTTTCTACAACGACCAAGCAGGACTGGTAGTTCTACTTTGGGTTTTCTCATTTTAAAGTCGAGGTATACACAATGCGCATATGCCTGAATCTCATCGAACTCGGATAGGTATCTTCTCTCTGCGTCTTTACGAGAATGCCCCACTCTTTTGTATGGGACGATGTAACGGCTACACTCATCGTAACGACGATCGTACTGCATGAAGTGTATCATCTCATGCATCAAAGTCTGAATGACACGATACTTAAATTTGTCCCATGTGTTATCAGTGAAGACGTGTTTATCGAAGTTTAATGTATAGACTTGGATAGTACACTGGCGTTCGTCTGGAGCATATTCTCCTCCGACAGCTACATACTTAAGCCAGACTTTAGTCTTTTTAGGAGGGTCTCTGAATTCTACCCTAGTTCGCCATTTCTTAAAATAGTTGGAGAGACCGACTGAGTCATTTCTGTACTCGTCTAGGTCTCTCCAAATTTTTGAAGGAATGAGTTTAGCTCTAAATGGTCGCTCATAAAAGTTGAGCATTTCCATCCAGTCGAAGTCGGCTTTCTCTAGGAAATTCATAGATCCCTAGAAAGTCCCGACCTTACCCTAGATGCTTATCCAAGAAGGCGAGGACTTTCGATTGCTCCTCTAAGTTAGTGTTGCTAAACTCAGTAATATAGGGCATTAACTCAAAATTCGATAGCAGATTACTATATTTAGTCTCCCTGCCTTTTAGGAAGGTTTCAGACTGGTCGGAACCTCGCTCGATATATCGTTGTTCTAGGATATCCTTGGGTGTTTTTAGGTAAACCACCTGTAGATCAGTGTTCGGAAGACCCATACAGAACTCCAAGAAAGATTGATTGAAGACTCGATCTCCCTCGAAAAGAATGTTACAATTATGAGAGGCGATCCATGCCTGTAGATTAGGTTGGACTGCCATAGAAAGTCGGTCTGTTCCTGCGAATGTTTCACCTTCCTCATACTTACCCAAGATGTAAAGATCTCGATCGGCATTATATTGAGCAGAAACTAACTTCGCTGGCTCACCCACGATCCATTGTTTGTTTTCCATATACTTACGGAACAGTGTGGTCTTACCAGTTCCAGGTTGACCACCAACTGCAATGATCTTTCTGGTCTTAATAGGGTTCTTAATTAGCTGAACGCTAATCTCATCAACCACTCCGAATTTATCAAACATTTTTAATTTCCTTTATCAAATCAAGTAACTCTTCTTTATTGAATACCCAAACCCTTGCACGAAAACTAACAGCATCCACATTTGGGTCTACCTTCTTGGTGAACCTTGCCTTCTCAACCACATGTTCAGATAACATCTTTGCTAGGTTTTGTTTGATGACACTATTGTAATCTACAGTTTCTTTTAATTTATCTAACTCAAATGTAGTAACTTTATGTTCAACTACAACCTCATTCATTTCGAATTCATCTAGTATTTGTTCTGGACTTTTAAATACGTTAAAATTGTTAGTAATAGTATTAGGATTAGTCCAATTCCCATTAATAGCACCTTGACCTACAGTACCAGTAGACACAAGAAGTTGTCCAGCACCACCACCATTACCAATAGGAACTAATCCTTTGGCAGTCACTACACTCATATCATTATCCATTAGAAATTCTCCAATCCAATTAAAACAGGTTCTTCATCATCATACATCCATTCAAGATTTTCTAACTTACCAGTTCTAATGAAGTTGGAAAATCTTTCCTTATCAATACCATACTTGTCATCTAATCTAAAATCAATCGTTTCATTTCTAGCATCCCATAATACCTGCCACTCAATACCATACCAACCATCTTTCTCAGCCTGAATGATTTCTTCTGCCTGTCTGTCAAGATAGTAACCAAGATATCTTCCATGGTGTTCTCTAAAGATCTTCTTGAAAGAACAAAGGCAGGTTTCCATTGTAAAGAAATCTACTTGATTGGCTAAATCAGGATGCCTGATCTTAACTTCCTGTAGAATCTCTCTCGCTTGTGACTCAAGGTTCGCATAATCTGCTCCAGTGAGTTTTCTATCCATATCGTCATCCCTACCTTTGGCAAGCAAAAGTCCATTACGATGAGAACGAGAGCCATCAAAATCATCCAGCATGAGAGAAGTTGGAGTGACACGAATGCCAGCAGTATGCTTAAGATGCTGAAGATAAAACCAAGTGGAATAACGACCAAACTTATGCAGGCTAGACTTAAGGACTTCCCACAAAGAATCAAAGTTCTCCTCCTCCGTGTTCCCATAATAACTTTCCAATGCTTCACGTTGTGTTCTCTTGCCAATAAAATTTTGATATGAAGCGAACATCGCAGGAAGATGACCTTTGTTCCACTTCGTGTCAGTTTGATATCTTAGTCGTTTGTAGTTAGTAGTATTCCACTGAGTGATACGATCAACAGTTGCTAATTCAAAGTCTGGGAATTCATTCTTCAATACCCATGCAGTTGGTAACTGATAGGTGTTACCATACAACCATGCGAACCAAATTCGTTCTTCATCGTTGTGTTCATAACGATCGTGAAGATAGTTCGTGCACCAAACTGCTGGATCACAATCATCATACTTTAATGACCATGCGTACCAGCGAATGAATGCTTCAGTTCTATTTTCTTGTAAACGATAATCCATTATAGGAATTCTTCTAAGGATGGTTGGTTCATCAGTGCATCTCTGAGCCATGCTTTACCCACAGCATCAATTGCTGCCTGTGTCTTTGCTTTCTTCTTATCACCCCAATTATAAGATTCTAATCCTTCAGTTAGGAATTGCTCTCGTGCCTTGTATGGTGGAAGTGCTTGAAGTGGATTCACAATAGCATTATTACGATAGGCTATTTGCTCTGCTCTCGTAGGAAATAATGGTTGGTCAGATCTGAGAGAGCCAGTTGGATCGACTGCCCAGAAGATGAGACCATTTTTATTGTGCCATGTAACGGAAGATGGAGTGCATGAGATTTTGAGTCGTTGGGTCTTTCGTTCTTCGACTGCATACTTGATCCATGCGTCCCAGCATTTTGATGCATAACCTTTACCTTCTTTTCCTTGCAGTGTAACAATCTCGTATAGGTTCGCATAACCATCACGATTAAATGTAGCAAAAATCAAACAAACAATTTCACCATTGTCTTCATAAACTAATGGAAGCGACTTCTCGTAATTATGGAAACGAGTCCACAATGAATGTGCAGCCGATAAGAACTTTGTGTTCTTACCAGCTGGACTGTTTTTGATAAGGTCTTCTACCTTAGTTGAATTAACGAATAACATCTTGATAATCTACTGAACCTGGAACATCCACTCTCTCAATAGTGAGTGCAAGATTTCCATCGAATGTATTGTAATGATTCATAAGAACATTGATTGGAATACCACCAACTTCTGCTCGCTCAGGCACATCTGCCGTAGAGGTAATTATACTACCACATTCGATATTTGTCAAATATAATGGTCGTTTACCATTGCGATAGAAACGCAACTTACCATCTGCGTAGAGTTCGCAAACAGCCATTGATGCATCTGGGAATTCTCTCAGTGGATCGTTTGAATGCAAGACTAACTCAGAATCATTCTTAGTTTCAAAAGTGTAGGGATAAATGTTACCCCAGTTCTCAGGAAGTTCTTGTGTGATAACTCCATTGTGAACAATGGACTTCACTTCATTTGCTAGCGGTTGATTATAAGATAAATCGCTAGTGCTGTATCTACAATGACCAATAAGGTAAAGAGTACCGTCTCCATTAACCATCTCCTTCATATTATCAATATGCATATGTATGTCAACAAACTTGTCAGCAGGAATTGCATCTTTGATTGTGACGACTTTATCACTCCAATGTGGTAGGAATGAGATTCCTGTAGCATGCATTCCTCGAATACGAGACTCGAGGAATACTCTACGGATCATTTCAAAATCCTCTTTACGAGGATCTTTAAGAACAGCACCAATGATTGCACACATTATGCAAAGAACTCCTCTAGTGCGTTCTTGGTTGATGGGTGATACTTATCAAGCATCTCTTGACCATTCTTTCTTTCACGCAAGAAGTCATACCACTCTTGTTCATCCCACATTCCTGGAGTGACACCATTCCAAAGATGACGATCTTTATGCTCTGGATGTTCTTTGTTTAGTCTGCGTGACTCAACATACTCATAGCGTGCATCTTCGTATTCTTTCGAACCAAGTTCAAGCATCTTCTCACGGAAGTAACAAACCAAGCTGATGCGCTCTGAACCTTCTGGACAAACAATCGGAGTATTGCCATGCATAACTTCGTGGTTGTTGATCAGAAGCAAGTCACCTGGACGTGGATTAACTGCAACACGATACTCAGGTGCAATTAGATAACCACCAGTATATCTACCATCGTTTGACAATGTCAATAGATTCGAAAGACCTGCATTCAAATCACCTGCGTCGTAATGTGCAGCAGTACGGAATGTATTGTTAACAGTGATAGTAGTGAATGGAGTTTCTGGAACTAGGAATTCTTTATCGATCTTATTTGCAGCTTCCATCTGTGCTGCATATCTAGCAGGAAGTAAGTCCTTGAAACCTTTAGCCAACTGCTGTAGGAAAGGATAAGCCATCTTAAACTTATCAAAGTTATTGGCAGTATAAGAAGTGGCACGACCATAAGGAATGCGTGGGTAACGATCAAACCAACCAGCAATGCCAGAAAGAACACCATTAGCATAGGTAGTTGGGCAGACATACTTCTTCTGAACACGCAAAGACTCTGCATGCATTTCTGCAGGAGAAAGTTTACGAGTAGCTTCTACCCAGTCCTCAAATACAAAGCTGTCTCGCTTAACTGCCTGAATACCCCAGACATTGTTTCGTGTAGATGGTTTGTCTGTTTTACCTTTAAACTTCTCACGAATTGCATCAATTGGATCTTCGCCAAGCATAGCCTTTGCTTCCTCGAAATACTCTAGGATAGCATACTCATATTCAGTGACCCACTCACGATTACCCAATTTATCACCACGTGGACCAGCTGCTTTACCTCTGTTCTGAGTTTCAGTTGCTGCTTCACGCAGACCAGCATACGCCATATCCTGTTGTTCTTTTGTGAAGAAGTTCTTACGAAACTTCAATACGATTCGAGACTCGCTGTAAGGATCTCCACCATCAATAGGTGCAGGCATATAAACATCACAATCTTCTTCGATCAAGAAGTCGTAATGAGATTCGTCAACAAACTTACCCTCAAGATCAAGACCCTCTGGACCACAGTCAATCTTTTCTTTGGCTACAATTACTTTAACCATATTCTCTCCTAAAACTTAAATCCGCTAAACTTTTCTTCAGTGTTCATTCTCTTACCAAATGTTCCTTTATCGAATACTGGTCCATCGTCTTCCTGACCAGAATCAGATAATCCAACTTGGGCTGAGGCTTCTACATCATACAACTTCATCTTAGCTCTATCAATTCCAACAACGAATCGTTTGAAGTAACTAGGATCATTATACCTGTTCTTTAATTGCTTGACAATTATTTGATTCAATTGTTCCAACTCTTCATTGCTGACCAATGCAAACATAAAGTCTGCAGTTGCAGGTAAGCCAAATGACTCTGAAGTATCCTCAAGTCCAGGATCAGAATTGGTGTATCCAGATCGAGTAGTTTGTGTAGCCGATACAATCGGAACATTATACTCTACTGCAAGACCTCTCAACTCTTCTGCAATGGACTTAATATATGTATAAGAGTTAATACTTCCACCCTGCTTCATACGCTGACTAGCACAGATGTTCAGATAGTCAATGAAGATAATATCTGGTCTGTAATCTCGTTTCAACTTCAATTCTTCCAACAATGCTCTGAAGTGACCAGCATGAGCACC